ATCGGTTTCGGCTGTCTTGCTGGCAATCTGTTGTTCCAGGTTGTTTAAGGTAGCTTGATGTTGTATGGCATCGGATTCTTTATCGTAGAACATTTTGGGTGGTTTGCCTAGCGTGCCCAAGGCGGTGTGGGCAGTCTCCAGCTCTGATAAGAGGGTGCCATGTTCTGCGCAGCTCGCTCGCGCCGCTTCCAGATCACTCTGCTTACCCGCCAACACCTGTTTGTGCTTACTATCGTGGAAGGCCTGGCCACACGTATGACACTCATGATTTTGGAGTGTTTCAATTTCTTTTGATAGTTTGGCAACCAGCTTGTCCTCCCGGCTGATGTCCAGTTTCGTTCTACTGATTTGTGACGAAAGTTCGTTGAGGTCCTTGCGTTTTTGATCCCATTCCTTATGATCCTTGTGCGCTTGAATCTCCACTTCAATCTGTATATTCTGTAACGACGATAGGGCCTTCTCAAGTTCCGTGATATCTTCTTCATGCTTATTCACCCACAATGTTTGTCTACGTTTAAGCGATTCTATTTGTTCGTCAATCCGCTTGTTGGCTTCCTGTACAGCACGAATTCTAAATTCTTCCTGTTGTATGGCATCCTTGGTTTCTTTGTTGAGTTCTTTGATACGATCGGCACGTTCGCTCAGCTGCGTAATGCCCAACAACTGTTCAATGATTGTGCGTTGATCGTTGGCTTTAAGACTCAAAAACGGTTCTGTATAGGTATTCAGCGCCATGATATGCTTGAACATGTCGTGGCTGAGTCCTAAAGTAGTTTCGATTGCTTCTTGGGTTTCTCTGCTATCGCCCTGTGCTTCGTCAGTAATGACTTGTTCTTGATTGTTTACATAAAACTTCAGTATATTGGGTTTACGTCCGCGCTCAATTTTGTAAGTTTGATTGCCAGCAACAAAATCCAACGACACCATCATGCCCTTGCCGTTGGTCTTGTTGACCAAGTTGTCTTTGCGGATATTGCTAAGTGCTGTGCCATACAAGGCATAGCTGAGTGCATTAATGATAGTGGTCTTGCCTGTGCCGTTACGGCTACCATCACCGCCCAGGTCCAAGTTTTCACCCAGGACCAAGGTCAGGTCTTGCCGGTCAAAGTCAATGGCCTGTGTGGTATTGCCCACACTCATAAAGTTTTTTACAGTGAGATTTTTTATTCGGATCATAGGTTCTGATAGATCTTCAACAGGAGTTTGGGATCGTAGAATTCACTTTCAATATTGGTCAACTGGTCAGTTACAATCTGATCTACACTTTCAAATTTGACTTCGCCCGGGGCCATATCGATATCTATGTCGGTACGTTTGCTGGGTATCAAGGCCATTTCTCTTAGATTATGATCTCGGATAAATGTTTCTTTGATAAAGTTGGCCTCTTCGTACGAAATATCAATGTCCAGTTCCACACGCACATGCATGTTGGGCTTTAAGATAGCAGCACCCTTGTCGATGGCTTCACTCAGTTTCATCACACGATAAAGTGGTTGTCCTGGCCAGGCTAGATACTCTTCGGGTTGACCCCATTCTAAAATCATCATGCCACGAGCTTCATCGCCGGCGTCAGCAAAGTTGTGCGGAAAGCAGTTGCCAATGTAGTTGATGTTTTTCTTGCTTTGTCTTAGATGGAAATGTCCAGAGAATACCGATTCAATACCGCCAAATGATTCTACCTTGACTTCACCGTGGTCGGGCATTTCTACCATGGCATTCATTTTGAAGTGTGGTAACTCAAAGTGTCCAAACATGTATTTGGACTTCATTTTATGTAGCTTTTTATGATCGTCGCCGACTAACCAGGGCGCAATGATCACATCGCCTTGTTGGAACCAGTCGTTGACCACAGTAATATTGGGCAAGTGCTGTGCCCATTCGGCACCGTGTATGTCACGCTTGTCACGATAGTATAGGTCGTGATTGCCGGGAATAAAATAAAACTGTTCAAAGGCCGCCGAAAGTTTTTGTAGGCTACGCAGGCTAAAGTGTAAGGTTTGTAGGTTGATCGAAGCTCGATGATGATGCCAGTCGCCTAAAAACATGCCGGTTTCGCAACCTTGCTCTCGGGCCGTGGCTATAAACCAGTCAATGAATTCTTCGCAGTCCTGATTGTGTTGTAGACTGTTTGATTTCAATCCAAAATGTATGTCGGTACAGACAGCTGCCTTGCGGAATAGATTTGTCATAGATTGTAGTTTACACGAGCAATCGAGCGATTGCAACCGGTATGGTTAAGCTTCGTAGTCTTCGCCGGCAGTGATAGTAACAACTGCGCCAAAGTTAGGATCTTTCTTTCCGGCGTTCTGGCGTGTCCAGCTAGGATTGAGTCCGGCCTGCTCTAACATGTCGTCGCGAATATTTTGATTTTTCTTTTCCAGGTTCAAGATACGAGTAAAACTGTTGGTAATAGCGGCAGTGTAGTAAGCAAATGGATTTTGGCTTTTAGACTCATCGAACTGTAGGCCAATTTGACTTAACTGTAGTAAGGCTTGTCCGCGCATTTCTTCATTGTAAGTGTATCCGCGCCAGTTGCTACGAGTAGCATAGCGTTCACACAACTTCATGTACATTGTGGCCAAGGTTCTAGTTGTTTGTCCGTGATCCTTGCAGAATTCGCCGTGTTCTAAATCGCCCTTCCAGTGGCTCTTGCCTACTAGGAACGGTTCTTTGGCCTCATTTAAACGATAGTGATAAAATGGTGGAAAGTTTAGGCGTATGTGTTTGACGTCCAACACAGGTTCATCAATCAAATCAGCCAATGGATCGTCATCTTCAAACAGATCCAGCTCCAGCATGTCTTCAATCTTGCGTTTTTTACCTGTTACTTTTGGTGCTTTTTTAGGTGCCATGGGTATGTGTTCCCAGCAGGTGATGCGGAATACCAAATCAGTATTGGCAATCTTTTTTGGGTCTATTACCACACCGGTTTCGCGTTTGATGCGATCTGCCCTGTTTCTACGGGCTTCGGCAATGGTCCTTTGGTTGATTTTAAGCACAGTGGGCAAGATAATATCGTACTGATGATCGTTTACTGGATCCAAGTACGAACAATATGTGTTCTTGCTAAGGTGTATTTGTTTGAGTATGTCTCGGTTGTTGAGGTAATTCTTGGGTGTTATGATCTTGGGGGCAAATTGTGTAGCCACAGATGAATCTCCTAATAGTATATTTATTGTAGCACAAAAACCACATGTGTCAACCTCTTAATCATTATCTGGGCAGATTATTTTTGCGGTAAATATTATACAGGACAAATTGAAATTATGGCAGACGACAACATAGATTACAGTGCGACACCCGTGGGCGACGAAGATCCCTACGCAACCGAAGAACAAGCATACGCCAACGACCTGTCCGGCGACGGCGTATCTGTTACCTCAATTGTAACTACTCCAGAACCTGTGGGCCCTATGCAAGACCCAGAAGTTGCCCAAGATTTTGAAAACGGTAAATCTCAACAGCCGTCGGATAGCGAGGTCCAAACCAGCGCCGGTCCTGTTCCTATTTTGCAAGCAGGCACGTACGATGCCAACGGAAATCGTGTAAACATTTCGCCCGATGGAACCATTACTAATGCTAACGCCAACGGTAATGTAATTTCTAAATCTGGGACCAGCCAAGATCCTTTAGCAGCCGCCATAACTGCCGCAACCGGTGTAGCCAATGGCGGAACTTTTACAGGTGCCCTGTTTGATCTCAATGCATCATCGGGTGCTATAAATTCTGCACTACAGGCACAGATCAACAATGCTAGATCTCAACAAACTTATGCAGATCAACAACGCCAGGTCAACAGTAACGATTGGCGTGTTAGACTCAGTTTAGCTCCGCAGAGCAACTATCTGTACAACGTACAGCCAGTGGGATCTGCAGGTATCTTAGAACCCTTGCGTGGTACCAATGGCGTTATATTTCCTTATACACCAGCAATTACCACAGCATATCGTGCCAACTATACGCCGTATGATCTCACACATTCCAACTATCGTGGTTACTGGTATCAAAATAGTTTTGTGGATGCTGTCAACATTACAGCTACCTTTACTGCGCAGAATACCCAAGAGGCCAATTACCTCTTGGCAGTGATACATTTCTTCCGTAGTGCAACCAAAATGTTTTATGGCCAGGATGCTGAACGCGGATCGCCTCCGCCTGTTGTGTATCTATCGGGCCTGGGCGAATATCAATTCAATAAACATTCCTGTTTGATTTCAAACTTCAACTATACCTTGCCAGCTGATGTAGACTACATACGTGCCGGCAGCACTAACAATCTACAGTTGAATCAAGATCTTTCTAGACCAAAAACTGGTGTCAGTATCAACAGCAACTTTGGCAGTTTACAACGCCTGGCCACAGCTATCCTGGGCAATGGACAAAAACCCACAGTTGGTGCCATATCCAATGTGTTCGCTCCTAGTAACCTACAGGCCAATAACCCAACCTATGTGCCAACCAAGATTGAAATACAGTTGACCTTGATGCCGGTACAAAGTCGCCAGCAGGTCAGTACACAGTTTAGTGTCAAGAACTTTGCCAACGGTAATTTATTGCGTGGAGGATTCTGGTAATGGCCACTTACGATTCAACCAGTCCGTACTACACCACAGGTTATAGTCAATTTTTTCTGGATGTCATGGTCAATAGGCCTATCCCTAAACAACCAGACGATCAACTAATGGTAATCAACCAAACTTATCAGTACAGACCAGATCTCCTGGCATTTGACTTGTATGGCAATTCGGCCTTATGGTGGGTATTTTATCAACGCAATCCCAATACCTTGACCAAACCGCCGTTGGATTTCACAGTCAACACTTCCATATACCTGCCCAAGATTACTACCTTAAAAACAGTGCTAGGATTCTAACATGGCTGTAACCTACGTAGCAACAGATGATGCCTTTACTAATGAAGCCCGTAGAACCTTGGCACAAACTCAGGCTACCCCGCCGGCTGATCCTAACAACAACGCAGGATTCTACAACGATTCAGAATTCAGTGCTCAAACAGCACCGCAGAACGCTGGCGTAGGTGCTGCTGGAGATGACGGTACTGCGCCCAACAACACCGTTACACAGTCAGTGGTCAATGCATCAGCTGGACAACGCATCAATCCAGAACCCAATGTGCTGGACGCCTATGCCAGTTATGCCTATGCAATTTCGTGGTACATGTTGACCCCAACACAATATAATTCACTCAGTCAAACAGGACAAAAAAATATCAGTTCTTGGAGCCTGTTGATGCAGGACGGTGGTGCACAACTGACTCCGGGCAACAATGCCGGAGGTCGTAACAGTTATTTTACCATGGACTACTACATGGACAATTTAGAAATTGAAACACAATTACTGGGCAAATCATCTGGCGGTCCCAACAATACCACTGCCATGAGCTTTACAGTGACCGAACCCAATGGATTTACGTTAATTGACAACTTGCATCACTCGGCCATAGATCTTTTCAAACAAAATAGCTTGCCACCACTTAGTTCTTGGCAACAAATACAGTATTGCCTGGTCATACAATTTTATGGATACGACAGCAACGGCAATTTGCAAGCGCCAGCACGCGGATCAATTACCAACAATGCCGGCGGCGCTGGTGGCGCAGTGATACAAAAATATTTTCCCTTCGTGATTACTAATCTAACTACACGCATAGTAAACAAACAGGTTGAGTATAAAATCTCCTGTGCTCCTATACCATACAAAACTGGCACCAGCTCGGCCCGAGGAAGTATACCATTTAACTATGAATTTTCTGGCAAGACCATCGGAGAAATCCTAAACGGTAAACCCGGCAGTGGCGTCGCAGCAACCAACAAAACCTTAGATGGACGAGTCAGCACATCGGATATTCCTGCAGGACCTGTTAATTTCACAGCTCAAGCCGACAGTTCGCAGACAGCGGCCTTGTTTAATGACAGTACCGGTTATACACCCGGCTATGATCCCAATGCAGGATGGAGTGCATAATGCCGGCCAATAGACAAAATGTAAACGGAGGTAGTTTTTTTAGTTTGCCGCAGAGTTTTAGTGCGAGCCAACGTACCACATCGGCTCAGCGCGATGCCACATCGGCACCAGCGGCACAGGCCGCGGCCCCTACCGACCCCAATGCAGCACCTCCCAATGCAACAGCCGCTCCAACTGGTTCAAATCCAGCACAACAGTTTACAGGATTATGTGAAGCACTCAATGCCTGGCAACAAGGCCTGGTCAAAGATGGTACTTACAAACGTGCTGATCAGTACGAAATAGTTTTTGCACCGGCCACCATGGCCAATGCCACAGTGAAAAAACCCGGCGATACCAACAAGGATCGCACGCCCATGCAACAACCGACCAATGCCAAAACTGCCGTGGATCCCAACACCAACAGCACCAATACTTCAGGTCGTTTGGTCAGCGTAACTGCTGGAACACAGATAGTTCAGTTTATTGATCAGACTTTACGAGCCAGCAGTTATATCAGTGATCAACAGACCTGGGTCATTGATGAGGAAACTCAAAAAACAGTAAAAAACACCACAGCAGGAAAAAATGTGGCCTGGTATAAAATCACTGTGATTGCCACAAGTCTTGGACCTGATGCAAATCGCAACGACCAAGCCTACAAGATAACTTATCTAATTACACCCTACGCCATCAACGAAACGCAAAGTCAATATTTTCCTCAGACTGCATTTCGCGGTGTACACAAAAGTTATCGTTACTGGTTCACAGGAGAAAATACTTCTGTTTTAAATTACGAACAGGATATCAACAGCACATATCTGTTGGCCGTTAGCGGTGCATTACCAGCACAACAACAGTATGTTGAAACCAATAGCACAGTGTTGTACAAACGTAGTTTTCAGACTCGTAGTGATCAGAGCGATCAAGGCGCCAGTGGTAAAACTTTAGAACCAGCAGCCAACCTGGCTGACTATCTGTATAACCCAGCAGACTTTGCCACTGTGACATTAAAAATTGTTGGTGACCCTGCTTGGTTGCAACAAGGTGAAGCATCCAGCACGGTTAATGCCAGCAATTTTAGTTTTGCACCCTTCAACAGCGACGGTGGCATAAACTTTGATGCCAGCGAAATATGTTTTGATGTGATTTGGAATCAGCCCGAGGATTACAATTTTAGTACAGGCTTGACCGAAGTCAACAACAATCAAAAAAACAGCAACGGAACATATACTCGCAACCACCCACAACAGAATCAAACTTATCGTGCGGTATCATGTACCAGCATGTTCAGTAAGGGTAGTTTTACGCAGACCTTGAAAGGTACCTTGTTGACCACAGTACCAGGACAGGGAGCACCGGTTGCTACCACACAATCGGTAGCCGGCAATGGACGTCCGGCTGCAACACCAAGTCTGGTAGGAGCCAATACCAACACAGGAACTCGTCAACCCTCGACTGGATCAATCACCGATACGCTTGGCAACACATACAAAACTGTCGACGGTATATTACAAGCACCCAATACCAGTTCGGTATCTGAAACCACAGTGGGACCTGAGGACGCTGGCAATCCAAACCCACAACCAGCTGCGCCTCCAGAAGATCCAACCAGCAACGGTGACGTAAGTGTGGCTGATAGTTTAGGCCCAGGCGAAGAAATAGTAAGCGACAACAACAATGGCGCACAAATAATTGCACAGGATGATTAATGGAAAATATAGACCGTAATAGGGGACAACCGCAAGGTTACAAATTTGATCGAGCAGGAACGTCAGCTGAATTTGGCCCGTTTGTGGGCGAAGTGATGAACAATGTGGATCCCACACGTGGTGGACGACTGCAGGTGTACATTGAACAGTTTGCTGGCCCTAATAAAACTGACAAGAGCCTATGGCGCACAGTGAATTATGTTCCGCCATTCTATGGAGCCACCCCTAAACAAGGCAGTAGTGGAACTGGAACTTTTCTACAAGGTAATCAACAAAGCTATGGCATGTGGTTTACCCCGCCTGACATTGGAACTCAAGTGTTGTGTTTCTTTGTAGCTGGAGATCCTAACCAGGGCTACTATTTAGGATGTATACCTTTCCAAGGCGTCAATCACATGATTCCGGCTCTTGGTTCTGCACCCACAGCACAAGCCAAAACACAAAATCAAAATCAAGCAACTTATTTTGCTGGATCCAAACAGTTGCCTGTGACCGAAATCAATGTTGACAATGTCAAGATCAACGAAAACCCTAAATTCTTTACAGAACCCAAACCAGTACACAGCTATGTGGCTGGGGTACTGTTTCAACAAGGTCTTAACAACGACACAGTTCGCGGACCAATCCTAAGCAGTAGTCAAAGAGAAAGTCCCAGTCAGTGCTATGGTATTTCAACGCCGGGTCGCGCAATCTATCAAGGTGGCCTGGATGACAGCAACGGAGCAGCTTCGTCGCAAGTGGCTGGAGAAAAGTTAGCCGACATCAAAGTTATTGGACGCAGAGGCGGCCACAGCTTTGTGATGGACGACGGTGACCTTGACGGCAAAGACAATCTTATACGTATTCGCACAGCCAAAGGACATCAAATCACCATGAGTGATGATGGCAACTGTTTTTACATTTGTCATGCCAACGGGCAAACCTGGGTTGAACTGGGCCAAGAAGGCACCTTAGATGTGTTTAGTACCAATAGTATTAATCTACGTACCGAAGGCACTATCAACTTGCATGCTGACCAGGATGTCAACATCTATGCTGGCAACAAGATGAATTTAAAAAGCAAGGCCGGAACCAGTTTACAAAGCGATGCCAAGTTAGATGTGGCCACCAAGGCAGCACTAACCCTGTTTGGTAGCAGTGTTGGAGTTAAAAGTAAAAGCACCTTGGCTCTCAAAGGTACAGCAACCAGCGTAGAAAGCGGAGGGCCATTGATATTAAAAGGACTTCCAATCAATTTAAACGGCGTTCCGGGATTTCCAGTATCCACGCCCACAGGTATAACCAAATATCTAAATCCAGATGTACAATTCGACAGCAGTGTAGGTTGGACGGTAAAACCCACCGGAACCGAAAGTATCTGCACAAGGGCACCCACACACGAACCGTATCCTTATCACAATCAAGGCGTACAGGACAGTGTAAGTTTAGAAAAAGGTCAGCCTGGTTCACCTCCAGGTGCTCCGGTATTACCAGATGATGTTTCAATAACCAAAACAGAATGAGCATATTCAAATACACCCTTCCATCCGGTTCTAAATTTACCATGACTGCTCCTGCAGGAACTACTCAGGCGCAAGCTGATGCAATTTTTTATGGACAGGTAGCTGCAGGAACCTTTGTGGGTTATAGTGCTGGGCAAACCTTGACCAGTACCGCTTCTAACACAGCTAAATTTGCGTTGAGTCGCTTGGATCGTGGTACAGCCGGAGTTGACGAGCAGGCAGTATTGGCCATAGTAAACAATATACCCAACATCACAGGCATTCCGGCCTTGACTCATGTACCCTTGACTAATGCTATCAGTCAAGCCGATTTAATAATGATCAATAGCGGATCCAAAGCAATTGGGCCCTTAAACGATTCTCAGGTACAGGGTCTTATGGCCCAGGTGGTAAATTTAGTAAGTCAACCAGCCAATGTTGCTACCAACGATCGTGGAGCCGGACAATATGGATTGTTTTGCCAACAGTTAGAGCAGGCCGGCTATGTCAAGCCTGGAACTTATCAACGTTTTATTTTTGGACATATGAATCTTGTAGATGTCTTGAATGTTGATTCTGTTTGGACCGGACTCAACGGTGTTTATAGTTTACAAGATTTTTTAAACAACACCGACGCACAAAATTCTGCACAACAAACATTGATGCAAGGCAGTTACGATGGATTAACGGCTGCAGGAGTAATTACACCTGTGCCAGAACCCTCAGTTACCGCAGTACAAGGTCAAGTATATACTGATAGTGGATTACAAGCTGTATCAACCTTGAGTATTGCAACAGGTAGTAGTTTGTCTGTTTCTCCAGAAATTGCTGCTGCCCTAGCCGGTACAGCTATAGCCGGGTTGTTGAGCACACCTATTACCAATTTGGCTACTATTGGATCTGGAGCAGTAGGATCATTGAGCGGTGCTGCCACTGCCCTGTACAACACTGCCAGTTCGGCTGTGACCAATGCAGTTGGGGCCTTGATCAACAATGGTACTACTTTTGGAACATCAGCAACTGCTGCCTGGGCCAGTCTAGGCAATGTGTCGCTGGGATCCATTGGTACGTTTGCATCCAATGGATTAACTTCGTTGGAGAACAACATCGAAGGTGGTATTAAAAATCTAGCCTCGGGTGCAGAAAACTTAATTCAAAACGGTTACAGTGGTATTTCGTCGGCCTTGTCTAATCTGCCCGGTAGTCTGAGTGGCTTGGCCAGCGGTCTAGACATTACTGGTAAGGCCAGCAGTTTTGCGACAGCATTTAGCAATCCGTTATCAGGACTATCAAATCTAGGTGGCTTTAATGTCAGTAGTCTTGGACTAGATAATATAGCGGGGCTAACTACAAATTTAAGTAGCCTGGGTAATCTGGGCAGTTTAGGCAGTATCAGTAGCCTAGGTAACCTGGGCAGTTTAACAAATCTATCCGGCAGTTTAGGAAGCCTGGGCAGTTTAGGCAGTTTAGGAAGCTTGGGCAGTCTTGGAAGTTTAGGTAGCTTGGGCAGTCTTGGAAGTTTAGGTAGCTTGGGCAGTCTTGGAAGTTTAGGTAGCTTGGCCAGTTTGGGTGACTTAGGTAGCTTGGGCAGTATCGGCGGCCTGTTTGGTGGTGGTGGCGATGAATTAGTATCCGGCACTCAGGTAGCAGCAGGATTTAGTAACACAGTAAATCGTGCCACAGTCGACAGCGCACTGAAAAGAATTCTAGGCAGTGGCAAAATACCAACACCCAAATATGAATATCCGTCAACAGCATCACAAGGACCTTCTGCAGATGTTGCCCAGGCACAGACTATTTTGGGAAGTCAAAGTTCTACAAGTGATATACCAGTTTTTAGCTCATCTCAGGTCAATCAGATAATCACCCTAAGTTAGAAAGAGTAAATACAGAATGGCTACTTTTATTGGATTTAATACTATCAATCAAAACAAGTATTTTACAGCCGTTGATTTTGACCTAATCAAAATTGACCTATTAAATGCTTTCAACATACGACAAGGTCAATTGCCAGGACGTCCTGGATATGGTACAACCTTATGGGACAACCTGTTTGAAACACAAACACAAGAAACTTTACAAACAATCTATACTGAGGTGCAACGTGTGTGTGCCGGGGATCCTAGAGTATTTTTAAAAGATACTCAAGTATTCCCACAAGAAAATGGCATACTCATACAACTGGAAATAACCACGGTCAGCAGTACAGATGCACAGATATTGGGAGTATTTTTTGACCAATCACAACGTGTGGCTACCTACGTTTAACTACGTAGTTTATTTTACCCATAAATAATACAAATTGGAATAACACATGGCCACAACTGCAAGACAAACCTATGTTTTTGGAATCGAAGACTGGAAGCGCATCTATCAAACCTATAGAGAAGCTGACTTCCAGAGTTACGATTTTGAAACCTTACGCAAGACATTTGTAGATTATCTGCGCCTGTATTACCCCGAGACCTTCAATGACTATATTGAAAGTTCAGAATTTATTGCCTTGTTAGACGTTATGGCTTTTATGGGCCAAAGTTTAGCATTCCGCTCAGATCTCAACAACAGAGAAAATTATCTCAGTACAGCAGAACGCCGAGACAGTGTGATTAAATTGGCCAATTTGGTCAGTTATGTTCCTTTGCGCAACACCGAAGCCTCGGGATATCTTAAAGTTTTTAGCGTCACTACCACAGAAAATGTCACAGACTACAACGGTATTGACCTAGCCAACATCACTGTAAACTGGGCTGATCCTACCAATTTGGATTGGCAAGAACAATTCAATACCATTGTTAACGCTGCTCTAGTCAACACACAACGAGTAGGCCGCCCAGGCGCCAGTCAAGATATTTTAGGCGTAAACACACAAGAATACACAATAAACCTAGTACCTGGATACATTCCGGTAGTACCATACACCTCCAACGTCAATGGTGTAAACATGCCATTTGAAGTGGTAAATTCTACCAGCACCGGCGAGACCTATGTGTATGAACCACCTCCTCTCCCCAACGGACAGTTTAACATTTTGTTCCGTAACGATCAGTTGGGCTTTGCCAGCGCCAATACAGGATTCTTTTTCTTGTTCAAGCAAGGAATTTTACAAAATCAAGATTTTAACTTGACCGAGCGTATTACCAATCGCGCGGTGGACATCAACATTGAAGGTATTAACAATAGCGACGTGTGGTTATATCAACTTGACAACGTGGGCAACATTTCTAGCTATTGGCAAACAGTACAAAATATCTATGCAGCCGCAGTAGAACAGTTGGCCGGTAACACACAAGACATCTACAGTATCAGCAGTAGGACCAACGATCAAATTACTCTTAACTTTGGCGATGGCATTTTTGGTAGTATTCCTGTGGGCACATTTAGAACTTATGTTCGAGCCAGCAACGGCCTGACCTACATTGTCAACCCAGCCGAAATGCAAAGTGTAAGTGTTCCTATCAGTTATGTAAGTCGCACTGGCAGCATTGAAACTATTACTTTTGTCTGTGGTATCACCGAACCAGTGACCAATGCACAGGCACGTGAAACCATTGACGAAATTAAACAGCGTGCCCCAGCTCAATACTATACACAAAATCGTATGGTCAATGGTGAAGACTATAGTAATTTTCCGTTTACACAATACAACAGTATTTTAAAAAGCACAGCGGTAAATCGTGCGTCTATTGGCACCAGTCGTTATCTTGATCTAGTCGACGGCACAGGCAAATATTCAAGTACCAACACTTTTGCCAGTGACGGTGCCTTATATGAAGCCAACACTTTACCAGCTTTCAGATTCAGTTGGATCACCAGCAACGATATTGCCAACGTGGTTTACAATCAGATCAATCCCTTGTTGGCCAAGGCTGGATTAAAGCAATTCTACTATGCCAACACCATTAGACCCAGTCTTGCTTCATTAAACTTGACCTGGCACCAAAGCACAGTAATAACCAACGAGTGTACTGGATATTTTCAAGACAGCACAGGTACAGCAATAGCAGTTGGTATCTATGCCAGTAACAATGCTCGTTACATACAACCTAGCAGTTTGATATTGTTCACAGCTCCTGATGGTTATTACTTTGATGAAAATAATCAATTACACGCAGGAGTCCCAACTGCTCCTGGACAACATCTTACTATTTGGGCCAGTCCTACAGCAGTATATCTAAACGGTACAGCTCAGGGCTTGGGCAATCTTCCATCAGGCGTAGGGCCAGTGGTTTTAAACACCTTTGTGCCCACTGGAGCAATACCACTGTTAGTAATTCCGGTCTTGGTAACTGACCTTGGTACTACCCTAGAACAAGAAATTGTAAATCAAATTTATCTCAATCAAAATTTTGGTCTAGGCTACACCAGCGTAGGTGTATACGACAAAAATAATAATTTAGTGTACCCAGCGCAGTCCTGGTATCTGATCACTGCTACAAATTTGGCTGTAAATGCAACCTACAGTACCAATGGAGCAGGAGATACTTCTGGAACCAATCAAGATGCCAGCTGGTTCATCCAGTGTACCACTAATGGAACCAACTACACTGTAGAATCTAGATCACTCAACTACTATTTTGGTAGCGTGGCACAAACAAGATTTTTCTTCTACAGCAATCAACCAATCTATGACAGTCGCACTGGCACAGTGGTTAGAGACTTTGTAAACGTGTTAAAGATAAACAGTCGTCCTGACAGCAACTATCCGTTACCTGGTGACAACATTTTAAACATTATTGATCAACCTGTGTTGAGCGATGGTCTAACCGACGACTTCCAAGTTGAAGTCAGTTTCAGTTATGGCTATGGAGAAGCAATTCCGTCAAACCCAGATTTTTTCAATGACATTGTAGCTCCATCAGTTAACCCCACTACCAAGTTGGTATTCTTTCAACAAACTGTGGACTTTGACAATTTACAAAGATATCTCATGTTGAACCAAGGTGTGGTCAACAGTGATTTCCCAACTCAAAGTGCTATCTTGTTGAGCTTGACTCAATACAACATAGGACAAGTATTTTATGCCTACACTGAACAGGTGTTCTATGTATTAACAGTCAATAGTAGCGGAAATCAAACACTCACAGTAGACAATAGCTATCTGGCCTTGACTGGTCGACAAGATCTTTATTTCCAATATCGTCATAACAGTCCGTTGTCAAGTCGTATTGACCCTGGATCTACAAACATCATTGACGTGTACATAGTGACCAACGAGTACTACACCGCCTACAACAACTGGCTTAAAGATACCACAGGCACAGTAACAGAACCTACACCGCCCACAATCAATGATCTAACTACAACCTATTCAACGTTGCAAGATTACAAAATGATCAGCGACAATATGATTTTGAACAGCGTAGAATTTCAGCCCTTGTTTGGTCAAACGGCCGATGCAGCCTTGCGTGCCACTATCAAAGTGATTCGTAGTACACAGAGCACTGCCAGTACCAGTGAAATTACAAATCTTGTTGTGGCCAACATGGATGCATATTTTAATCTTGCTGCCTGGGACTTTGGACAAACATTCTATTTTTCAGAGTTGGCCGCTTACATACATCAAAACATTGGCGATGTGGTCAGCAGTGTGGTGTTGGTTCCATTAGATCCACAAAAGAGTTTTGGAGATCTTTACGAAATTCGTTGCGCACCCAATCAAATATTTGTCAACGGTGCCACAGTAAACGATATCGAAGTGATCACTGCATTGACCAGTAACAATTTACAAACTGCCTCTGGTAGCGGAGTAATCTAATGGCTGATAATGTACGTTCGGTAGATTTTCTTCCTGAAATATTTCAGACACCGACTAACAAACAGTTTCTAGCTGCTACTTTAGATCAGTTAATACAAGAGCCAGCATTTAAAAAGAGCCAAGGATTTATTGGTCAACGTGTAGGTCCAGGCGTCAATGCCAACGATGGGTATGTGGTTGAGCCAACTGCATCACGTCGTGACTATCAATTAGAGCCTGGTGTTATTCAAATTAACCCGGCCAATACACATCAGGTTGTTGATGCTATTACCTATCCTGGAATCAACGATGCCTTGTCGGTCGAAGGCGCCAATGTCACAGATCCTAGCAGTCTTTACAAGAGTGACTATTATGCCTGGGACCCATTTGTTGATTTTGACAAGTATATCAACTATGCTCAGTACTACTGGTTGCCATTTGGCCCATTACCAGTCACAGTAACATCTGGGGGCGTATCTCTTAGCGAAGATTATACAGTAACAAGAAACAACGGTTATTATACATTCTCTGGAGTAAACGGTAATACTCCTAATTTAAATTTAGTACGTGGTGGCAGTTACAATTTTAACATAGCCCAAACCAACCAAGCCACTGTTCAATATCGTGTGACCAATACAGGTACTGCAAACTGGAACATTGACTATGAATCAAATCCAACATTAACGCTGACACGGGGCAATATCTACACATTCAATTTAAGTCAAACAGCACCACTTAAATTTTATATCAAGACCGAAGCCAGCCTTGGAACAGTTAATCTCTACAACAACGGAGTCAATAACAATGGTGCCAGCGAGGGACTTGTTACGTTTACTGTTCCACAAGATGCTCCAGATACCTTGTATTATTCCAACGATGTTGAATTTAACTTGCGTGGAAAGATCAACATTGTTAGTGCCACCCCGGGTACAGGTCCCGGATTTTGGATTCAAACCGATCCCGGAGTTAATGGCCGCATACCAGCAACACCCAACATCAGCAGTAGAGGAGTAGCAGGAGTAGTCAACAATGGTGTTGATCTCGGCACTGTTACGTTCAATGTTCCACTTAAAACTGACCAAGATTTTTATTATACTTTACCAAAATTTCCACCCGAACAACTCAACGGCACAGGCGGAACTGTTGATTTGGTAACCACACTGGCGTTTGATCAAATTGACGGAAAAAAAGTTTCAGATTTTTTAGCAGAAAATCCGCAAGGTATTGACGGTACAACCCAGTTAAAAAATCGCACACTGATATTTGCTGGCAGCAACAATGTAGACCCTAATCTCTACAATGTTTGGCTGATTAGTTATGTAGGCACAGGTGCAGATCAACGATTAAAATTAGACATAGTATTTTATGTAGACAACCTGTCGCAGACCAGTATCCTGTTTGGCAACACGTATAACAGTACTAAATGGTACAAAACAGCCGAGGGCGTATTTGAACAAATACCCTTGTTGAGTGCTACTCGCAACATACTGTACTACCAGGATGGTACCGACCCTGCTATGTTTGGCACTATAACTTTGGTTGATCAAGCTTCACCAGCCTTGGATGTTTCTCAAATACTGGGCAGTAACACATACACCAGCCCTAACAACGTGGTCTTTACCAATGGCATGATAGTGACCTTCCGCGGCGATACTGTTCCTGCCAGTTATCAAAACAACAGTTATTTTGTTGAAGGTGTAGGCACTGCTATTACTCTGTCGCCTGTACAAAATTTTATCACACCAGAAACTTATACTGAAAATGCCACAATACCTTTTTCTAGTGCGCTGTTTGATCAAAACCCATTTGACGGAATATTAAATGCACCACTGACTCCGGATTATCTTACCGTTAATCGTGCTGCCTTGGATCGCAATGCCTGGAGTCGTAGCAATCGTTGGTTCCATATTGATGTAATCACTGCGTCAGCCAAGTACAACAACACAGTTGCAATTTATGACAACAATTTTATAGCACGCAGACCTATTTTGGAATTCCGTGCTGGCACAAGATTGTTTGATTATGGAACCGAGGGGTTACCAGCAGTCAATATTATAAATTTTGATCAGACCAATGCCTTGCGCACGGTCAATGGATCTATTGGATTCAGCACCGATGGCTATACCTTGTTAAATGGTAGTACTATCATTTTTGCTGGCGATAACGACAATCAAGTTCGCAATCAAATTTATCAAGTTGAATTTATCAGTCCAGACACAGTGCAGCCTTTAATTGCAGAACCGGTGATCAACCTGGTTCCTATCTATACAGTTCTAGCTGATCAGAACACGGTTTGCATTGACGGTAATACCTTACAGGGATTTTCCTACAGGTACGATGGGCTAGAGTGGATCAAGTGCCAACAAAAAACCAGTATCAATCAACCTCCAAATTTTGATGTGTTTGATCCTAACGGTGTTAGTTTTGGCGATCGCATCACTTATCCTAGTTCAACATTTACTGGCAGTCCCTTATTCAGCTATGCGCTTGGCAACGGCATAACAGATCCTGTCTTGGGATTTCCACTGGCCTATTTGAGCCTGACCAACATCGGCGACATTAAGTTTCAAAATAATCTTTACACCGACACATTCAATTATACCATTAACAATCAAGGATATGTGGTAGATATCAGTACTGGGTTTGTGCGCGAGTATCAAGACCGTGTGATCTTCAAGAAAGAAATTGGTTGGCAATCAGCCGTAACACAGAGTCAGATGCGTCAGCAGTTCCAGTTTGTATACGACGGAAATCCACTACAACTAGATATTCTTGTGAATACAAATTCTGTAGTTCCTGCTGTACAAGTTTTTGTCAACGCCATGTTCCAGGAAAGTTATAACTATACTGTAACTAGGAATACCAACAACAACACCACCACAATCACTCTGTTGACCACCTATGTTCCGGGTGACCTGATTGAAGTGCAGGTCCTAAGCGATCAAACCAGTGCTACAGGTTTTTATCAAGTTCCTATCAACCTAGAAAACAACCCACTCAATGGCAACAGCAACTATTTTACATTGGGCACAGCAAGAAATCACTACAATACCATTGGTGAAAATTTAATTGGGCTTGAAGGGCCGATTATCGGTCCTAACAACACCAGAGATTTAGGTAACATTGTTCCTTATGGCCTACAGATACTACAGCAAAGTGCACCATTGACCCTGGCTGGATACTTCTTGCGTAGTACAGAATTTAATATTTTTGAAAGTTTAAACTACAACAGTCGCGAATACATTAAATTTAAATCACAACTGTTGAACACTGTGATTAGCAACGATTGGGGTACAAAAACCATACCAGAAATTTTAGATGCTGCCATGCTACTCATGAATGCAGGCGATACCAAACTGAGTCCGTTTTATTGGAGTGACATGTTGCCGTCTGGTAGTGTGTATAGTTCCAACAGCTACACTGTTAATGCCATCACTACCAACGGATTCAACACAATACAGACTTATGATTTTACCACGTCAAATTATTTGGGATTATTGGTTTATATCAACGGCGTCCTGCTGACACGCAATATAGAATATGTAGTCAGTACAGACACTCCAATATTGACTATTTTGGTACCACTCAACGTAGGTGATGTAGTAACCATTAACGAATACAACAATACCACCGGCAACTATGTGCCTAACACTCCGACCAAGTTGGGCCTGTACCCTAAATATCGTCCTGAGTTTTATCTTGACAAGACTTATTTAAACCCAACATTTGTAATACAAGGCCACGACGGTAGTACCACTGTGGCATTTGGTGATTTGAGAGATCAAGTTCTATTGGAGTTTGAAACACGTATCTATAACAACTTGAAGAATGATGGTAATCCGGTACCGTTAACCAGCGAAGATGTAATTCCGGGATTTTTTAGAACCACAGACTACAGTCTTGAAACTATTAATCAAATACTCGGCGAAGATTTTTTAGCATGGGTTGGCTACAACAAACTAGATTACACCGCACAAGATTACTTGCCAGCAGATGAATTTACCTACAACTATTCTGGGTCTGGAATTAAGTTAGTGAATGGTGCAATCAGCAACGTTAACGAATCGGCCTTGACACAGGGCGCCTGGCGCGGCATTTATCGTTACTTCTATGATACCTTTACACCCGACACAACTCCGTGGGAAATGTTGGGCTTTACAGAACAACCTACCTGGTGGGCCGGACGATACGGTCCTCTGCCTTACACCAGTGACAACTTGGTGCTGTGGGGTGACCTCGAAGCCGGCTATGTGGCTGACCCTGTGGCACCTTATATCAATCCAAAATATGCAAGACCTGGACTTACTTCGGTAATTCCTGTTGATGATCAAGGCGTACTAATGCCACCATTGGAATCGGTAGTGGGACTATATGATCCTAACAATTTTAAACGTAGTTGGAAAGTTGGCGACGGTGGACCAGTGGAAGCGTCTTGGTGGATGAGTTCCAGTTATCCGTTTGCAGTCATGCGCCTGTTGGCCCTGACCAGACCTGCAGAATTTTTCAGCCTGTTTGCAGATCGAGATCTATACAGATACAACACAGATTTAGACCAGTATCTTTACAACAATCGTTATAGATTAAACAGCAACGGATTAGAAATTTATGGCAATGGCGTCAGCAAAGCCAGCTACATTGATTGGATTGTAGATTACAATCAGCAACGTGGTCTTAACAGTACCGACATCTTGACACAAGATCTAGCCAACTTGGATGTACGACTGTGTTATCGCATGGCAGCCTGGACAGCACAAAATTATCTTGAAATATCGTTAGAGAAATCCAGCCCAGAAAGTCAAAATCAAAGCCTGTACATTCCGCCCGAAAGTTATAATCTTTTGGTCTATAAAGATCAACCCTATGATCGAATCACTTACAGTGCTGTAATTGTCGAACGAGTTGCTGACGGGTATGCAGTGTACGGCTACAGCAATACCAATCCTTATTTCCCAGTACAGGTCAGCTCGCCCAACGGTGTTTATCAAACTGTTTCGGCCGGCGGCACATCGGTACAAGTACCAGCACAATATACCGATTCAGTAACCTACATACCCTATGGTTATGTGTTCAACAACACAACCATGGTGGTTGACTTTTTGTTGGGCTACGGGCAATATCTAACTGCACAGGGACTTACATTTACCTACATTGAAAATGGTTATGTAGTGAATTGGGCGCAGATGGCCCAGGAATTCTTGTATTTTTCACAGCAGGGCTGGAGTGACGGTACTATTATCAATCTCAACCCTGGTGCCAATCAGCTGACTGCGTATCAAGTTGGCGCTGTAGTAGACAACATCATCAGCTACGGTCCTGCAAATCAACTGTTGGATCAAAATCGTCAGACCTTTGCCACTAGAGACTTAGTAATACAACGCTACGGCGACACATTTACCATACAGCCTGGTCCAAGCACAAGTCAAGCAATCAGTTTCTTAGATTTAAAATTTACTGATTATGAAAACATGATCGTGTTTGACAATGTAGACGTATTCTTGGATTTGATTTACGATCCTATCACTGCAACACGTCAAAATCGCCTGTACCTGGATGCTTTCAACAGCACCGAATGGGATGGCACGCTAAATGCCCAAGGATTTATACTCAACTACAATGATGTTGAAGCCTGGTCCAGCACACAACGCTATACCAAGGGCGAGATTGTTCAATACAAAAACGGCTACTGGCAGGCTGCCGGCCTAGTACAGCCCAAAGCGCAGTTTGACTACAATGACTGGTACAAGAGCAACTACGCCATGATTGATCAAGGCCTATTGCCCAACTTGGCCAACAAGGCCGACCAGTTGGCCAATACCTACAACACACAAACAGCCAATCTCAACAGCGACAACGATCTCCTGGCCTATAACCTGATTGGCTTCCAGCCACGTCAATACATGGTTGATTTAAACTTGGATGATGTGAGCCAGATCAATCTGTATCAACAGTTTATCAAGACCAAAGGTAGCCTGCGTGCTGCAGAATTATTGACACAGGCACAGTTCACCAAAGAAACTGGACAATACAATATCTATGAAAACTGGGGTGTGTTGGTTGGAACCTATGGTGCCAATGCCAACCGTAGCTACTTTGAAGTACTTCTTAATCAGGCCAATTTGACCAGCAACCCCAGCACAGTGCAGATCATCTATCCAGGTGAAACCAGCCAGGCCGATCAGACAGTCTTACTGCAAAATATTTGGAGTTCAAGTTATAATATTCCTTCTCCCGATATCTTGCCTACTACCTATATAAGCAGTACAAATACTGCATTACCGTCGGCTGGATATGTCAATCTTGATGATGTAGATATCACTGTATTCAGTCTGGACGATCCGTCCAACATAGCCAGCCAAATCAACACAATTGGAACTGGTACCAGTATCTGGGTGGCCAAGGATAACAGTTACAACTGGAACGTATATCGTTGTACCCAAATTCCAGGACGCATTACTCAGGTAACCGACAATCTCAACGGCACCAGTCTGGTAACACTGAGCCAGACCACTGGTCTTGCTGTGGGTGATCTAATTATTGTACGTTATTTTGCCACCGGAATCGATGGTGTTTATCGTGTCCTGGCCACGCCATCTATAAACTCTATTGTGGTTTCCTACTCGTTTACCAGTACCAGTCAAACTACCATTTACAGCAACGGCAACGGTCTAGTATGGCGCCTGCAAACCATGCGAGTCGCACAACCAAGTGACGTGGCCTCCTTGCCATATGCCGGCGAGTTAGTGGCCGGTGCTAGAGCCTGGGTTGATAACAACGCATCAGGCTATTGGGAAGTTTTAGAAAAAACAGATCCTTACACTCAAGTAAGTACCTTAAATGCATCGCCTACACAGATCGATGATTTATTTGGCACCAGTGTCACACAACCCAGTGATAACAGTACCATCCTGATAGGAACACCTGGATACGATGGCTCTGGATCTATTGACAGTTATTATCGTGCCGAAGGTGGTACCTATGTAAAAGGATCAGTAATAACAATCAATGCAGTAGATACCGTAGGCTTTGGCCAGGTAGTAACGTATGGCAATCAAAACTGGATCGCAGTAGGCGCACCACTCAGTAACGACAACAAAGGTTATGTAACAGTACTCAATCAAGACAAGGTAAGCAATCGCCTGTTGACAACACAACTGATAGCATCTCCGGAATACTATCTAAACACACTGGGCTTTGGTACAGCAGTCAAAATCAGTCAGGACGAACAGTGGTTGTACATCACCGGCCCAGGCCATAATCGTGTATATGCCTATACTCAAACCGACGAACCTTTACAGTCAGTTGAATATATTACTGATGGTTTTTCGATTGTGTACAACTGGGCCAATTCAATCAAGGCCAATTATCAAAATCCAGAACAGTTTATAGTAACTTTAAATAATCGTGGACTGCAATATCAAGTTGATTATTCTATAACACCAAATGCAATACAGTTGTTTAAACCACCAGAATCCGGACAATTACTAACAATCAGTCGTAGAGCCACGATAGTTCTGGAAGGCGATGGATCTACCAGCGCCTTTAACTTGTCAGCATATCTTTACACCGTGACCAATATAGATAGTTTTACTGTCACTGTGAATGGCGTGTTGCAACGGCCTTACATTGATTACATTTATAATACTGGCAGCCAGGAAAATTTAGTCACGCTCGAAGGCGAATATTTACACACCGACTCAGGACAACAATTTGTAGTTAACTCAGCCAACACCGGATTGTTATTCACAGTGGCCCCATCTGCAGGTGCACAAATTTCAATTTTTGCTGGTACCTATTGGAACTATGTCACTATCATTCCAACTGCTGGACTTGGGTTGGTAACTGGATCTAATTTTGGTAGTAGTCTAGACATCAGTGCCGATGGACGCACCTTGTTGATTGGTGCCGACAATGTTGATACTACTGATGCCGAAGGCAACACTGTACCGCATGCTGGTGCAACCTATGTGTTTGATCGCAGTGTTATTAGATACATTGTCAACGATGTCACACAAAAGATTTACCCAATGACTGGACCAATCAATGATCCAGTACAGGTCCTGTTGAACGGAACTTACTTGACCAACGTAGACTCGGTGATCAATGGTCAATTTAGTGTCGTAGGAACCAATGTCATACTGTCTGACTCGGTTACTTTAAATATCGGCGACGAGTTAGAAATCAATACCAATCAGTTTCAATTCGTACAAAAATTATCGGCTAATACTCCAATTGACGAATCCTTGTATGGTGCGTCGGTTGCCCTGAGCCCAGACAGCGCCAGTGCGTACATTGGAGCTCCATACGATAGCAACATATTCACGCAGGCTGGATCCATACAACATCAGGTCAATCAAAGTGTCAAGTATGGTGTGATTGTAAGCGACATAGCCAATCCCACTTTAAACCCAGGTGATACTATACGCATCAACAATGTCGAAGTTGTTGTTCCGTCTAGTCCAAACAACAACATAGCAGGATTAGCAGCGGCCATTACACCGTCTGAGTGGGTCAGTCAGCAGACCTACTATACCAACGATCGTGTGATATATCAAAATAATTGTTATGTTGCATTGACCAGTAGCACAGGACAAAAACCAGCTGGTACAAAAATCAGCGCATCATTCTGGAAACTTAGTTTTATTATACCAAATGTTTCTGCTACATTGACCAGTAATCTTACATTTACTGGTAATGCAATCAACAAGGTATTTGATATTGGAAACTTATACTCATCGGCCAAATCCTATACCACAGTGGTATATGTTGACGGAGTATTGCAGACCAATGGAGTAGACTACACTTATAACAATACCACTCAACAGATTTTGTTTGTATCTCCACCGGCTGACTCGACTGTAATCACTGTGTTTGCAGGTCGTTTGATATTGAGTATAATCGATTCTAACACCATACCACGATACAACAAACTTTCAGTATTGCCGGGCACAGTTGGCACAACATTCTATGACGTTGGATTTACCACTTATATCTATGCACAAACTGTGTACAGTCCAAACCCAGTCAACTACGGAGGATTTGGAGCCACGCTGGCTATTAGTACCGATTCTCAAACAGTAATAGTAGGGTCACCAAATGGCAATGCGTACGAACGCATGGTATTTGACGGTGGTCATACCATATTTGATGAAAACAGTACTATTTTTAGTAATCCAGTTACTAACTCTGGAGTAGTGTACACATTTGACCTGTTGAGCAGTTCCAATCAATCAGCAACCAACCAAGCTCAGTTAGTGCCCGGCCAGCAGATTTACACCAACTCATTAGCAACAGGTGATAGATTTGGAACCGGCATAAATCTCACCAATGGACGATTAGTAGTAGGTGCACCCGGCGGAATCAGCTACGGAACAGCCACAACTTTTGACAACTTGCAAAATCTACCGGCCTGGAGACCAGTGCATGTACAACAACCAGTGGTTGATGTGAGTTTGATCAATTCTGTCTACTCATTTGACAAATTGTTAAGCAGTACACAAACCTATTATGATTTCATTGATCCATTGCAAGGCAAAATCTTAGGAGCAGCTCGCAGCAACATTGACTACATAGGTGCCGTGGATCCTGCCAGCTACAACAAGGGCACAGTACATAATAATGGAACCACATGGGGAGCAGATCATGTGGGTGAAATTTGGTGGGATACCAACTTGGTACGATTTGTCAATCCAAATCAAGATGATATTGTGTATGCCAGCCGTCGTTGGGGACAAACATTTCCAGGTAGTCGGGTAGACATTTATCAATGGATTGAAAGCTCAGTTCCGCCTGCACAGTACACAGGTCTGGGTACTCCGTTGAGTACTGTCAGTTATACAGTAGGATCTGTTCTAGGACTCAACGGCCTGTTCTCGGCCACATACTATTATTGGGTAAGAAACATACCCACCACAGACAGTGGCAATGGTAAAACATTAAGCACCACAGCCATTGCCAGTTACATTCAATACCCGCTTAATAGTGGCATTCCTTACATAGCACCTTTAAACGCCAGTACTGTGGCCCTGTACAACACCATATCAAACAATTTGATCAGTGCCAACAACACAGTGTTACACGTTGAATTTGAACGTCAAGCCGCAGGTGCCAGCAACAACATACATCAGGAGTATGCGTTTATCACGGATGGTCGTGCAGAAAGTTTTTTAAACAACAGCCTGTACAGAAAATTGCAAGACAGTTTGTGTGGTGAGGACACCGCAGGTAATCCTGTGCCAGATCCATTCTTAAGTCCGGGGCAACGCTATGGAGTTGAATTCCGTCCAAGACAAAGCATGTTTAGTGATCGGTACTTGGCCTTAGAAAATTATTTGACCAGAGTCAATACTATTTTAGCCCAGTATCCAATCGGTGAAACACGCAATTTTAGTTTGTTAAACAGCGCAGAGGCAATTCCTACACCTGTGGTTTCCACAGCTACTAAATCCAACATACAGGGAGATCTGTTGACTCTGGGCGGCACAATAACAGGTTCCTTTGAAATTGGCATGACCTTGTCTGGAAATGGCATTCCTCCATTTACCACTATCAATGGACTGGGTCCTACCGCAGGAACCTATATTATAGATACCAGTTTAAATTTGGACAGCGTGAATCTTACTGGAACAGCCGGTTACAACGGGCAAGTACCCACACTAGAAGTGCTGGGCTATCAAGACCTGTATGTAGTGCCACTGGGATACCTGTATCTAGTTGAGTCGGATTCTAGTCAAAATGGTCGCTGGACTGTGTATGAAGTAACACTTGACAGCACTGGATTTAACCGCACTACACAGCTGGTACGCATACAAAATTATGACACACCACTCTATTGGAATTATATCAACTGGTATCTTCCTGGATACAACACTGACACACAACCGGTGGCACAGGTGCAAAACTCCGGAGATTTATTAAGTTTAAGTTTGATCCAAGCACCAATTGGCAGTAGCGTGCAAGTGACCAACTACGGCAGTCGCGGTCTGTGGGAAATATTCCTGCGTACAGCTGGAGATTTGACCATATCAGACTGGACACGAGTTGGCCTACAAAACGGCACCATTGCATTCAGCGAAAAGCTGTGGGACTACTCAGTGGGCCAATACGGATTTGATGCGCAGGTATTTGATGTACAATATTTTGACCAGGAACCTGTGATTGAAACAAGAAATATCATACAAGCAATCAACGAACAATTATTTGTCGATGATCTGTTGATATTCCGTAATCAGTGTTTGATCTTGTTGTTTAATTTTGTTTACAGCGAATTTACAGCACCGGACTGGTTGATAAAGAGCAGTTTCATTGATGTAGATCACAAGTTACGCGGCCTGTATCCATACCAGTTGTATCAAAAAGACAATCAAACCTTTGTGGAAGATTATATAAATGAAATCAAACCCTACCACGTACAAACTCTAGCATTTAATTTAATTTACGACGGGCTAGATACATACGGCGGCGAAATTAGTGATTTTGATTTGCCAGCCTATTGGAAAACAGATTTACAAATTCCACAATTTGTCAGCCCAGTCCTGACTCCGTACACACTGTCAGGAAGTCTGATTGAATCAATCAACAGCGACACCGCATCAAATGCCGCCGTGTGGTCAGAGTGGCCTTGGTCCGATTGGTTCAACAATTATACCCTGGAGATTGAGTCAGTAGAAGTGGTCAATGGCGGTAGTGGGTACACAGTGCCACCTACTATAGTTGTTACTGGTAATTGCATTGAGCAGGCCACTATGGAAGCAGTGATCAGTAATTCTGGTCGAGTGATAGGTGTAAATGTTTTAAATCCTGGAAAAGGATATTTAAGCACAGCCATAATCACACTGTCAGGTGGCAACGGCACAGGTGCACAGGTAGTGGCAGTCATGAACAATAACCTGGTGCGCAGTTTCAAAACCACAATAAAATATGATCGTTACCAGTATGCATCCACTATTCATGAATGGCAAGCTGACGTGACTTATACCGAAGGCAGTCAGGTACGTTGGAACAATGTAGTTTGGTCATCCAACTCCACTCAAAGTTCTACGGTGTTTGACCCAATGCAATGGACTCGTGTACAAGCCAATAGCCTTAGCGGGGTTGATCGTACCATGGGCTTTTATGTACCAGGAGTCAATCAGCCAGGCCTTAGTTTGCCCTTGTTGATCGATGGAGTTAGTTATCCAGGCGTCCAGGTTCAAGCACCAAGCTATAATCAAAATACTGGGTTTGATGTGGGCAACTATGACATCAATCCGTTTGACAATATTTCATATGATGCAGAAGGACGTTACACCTATGATCCAAGAATTCTAGATGCTATATATTCCAGTAGTTACTTGGATTTTTATCTAGGCACAAGACCCACAGATATCAATGTTGATGGCGGTGGATACATAGACACATTCAGCAGTTATGCTCCAGAGGAATTGGTTCCAGGTAGCGAATTTGATACCCTAGACATGCGTGTGTACACTACCCCGGGCGCCGATTGGCAAGGTCGAGGTCACGGATTCTTAGAAGTATTTGAAAAATTTGTATTTGATCCATTATTGCCAACTAGAAGTTTTGCCATGTTGGTACCATATCCTGCCCAGGTTCGAGTCAGTAACCAAACACAACAGATAGATCTAGTCGAAGGCGTAAATTACACAGTGGATTGGGCCAATCAGACTATAACTGTAACCAATGCTAGACCTGGCGACCTTATAGTCGTTGCGGCTTTTGAATTGGGCGGCGGCAATCAGATATACAAAAATGTTTACAATGGTGGCGAATTACCTACCATCACAATCGGAACTACAACTCACAGTTATGTGATATTGCCAGTGGAATATCTGCAGGCCAACGGTGTTGCCAACATAGAAGAAATGGCAATCTTTATCAATGGAACATTGACCACCAGTTATTCCTATACCGTTGATGGATACAATCAAACTCGTGTGACATTTACTGACCAGTTGACCAGCAGTGATTTTGTAAGTTTATTTGTGTTGTCACCCACAACAATCAATGGTGTAACAACAGATTACAGCTGGAGCACTCCACTAACACAAGTTATAACAGCCACAGGTACCAACAGTTATGTGCTGGACAACAGCATGGCCTATACCAATCCTAACAATTTGATTGTATCGGTCAACGGTGCCAGAGCCAGAATGAGTGGTGGCGCCAGTTATACTGGAGACAATTATACTACACAATTTAGATTGCCTGACCGTTTGGGCGTTACTCAAAGTAGCATAAACAGTGCTGCAGTAACAGTATACATCAACGGACAACCGTTGACCAGCGATCAATGGACACTGTCCCCAGTGGTCGGCGAATCAACACGTTATGTAACCTTACATACAGCGCCAGTTTCTAAATCAACTGTACAGGTTTATGTACAGGCCAATCCACAGTGTGTAGTAAGCGATGGCGTATTGACCTTTGTTCCTGGTGCCGGTCTGGTTCCACCTGCTGGGTCAACCATTGCTGTAACATCGTGGAATGATACAAGACAACAAGGCTTATTAACACAGTTGTTTGTTGGCCCTATTGTTACTGGAGTTACAGTATCAGAAGGGTTTGACGATACCAACTTTGATCCGTTGTTTGTTGGTGAAATACAATTGGCAGATGTTCCTGGACCATTTACATCTGACACGTTGACCATAGGCAAACTTTATCAAATTTACATAACAGGCAATACCAACTGGATCTTGTGCGGTGCACCCGACAACAATCCTGGAACCACATTTGTGGCCACAGGTACAGCACCAGGCACAGGCCAGGCCTATGCAATCGAGTATGTACGCAGTGATGCTGACAACGGATTTAATGGTGAACCTGGATCGTTTGATCGTCAAGTAGGCGAAACTGCCCTGACCAACGCTATTGATCTTGGAGTTCAAATAACCAATCCAGATCGCTTATGGGTATATTTTAATGGTAAACGTTTGTTCAACGGCAATGGATACACATTATCTGGCCAATTTTTAATTTTAAGTTTGGGCACAATGCGCCCAACAGACCAACTTATAGTCACACAGTTTACCAACTATGTGGTTCCAGAAGCCATGGTATTCCGCATATTCCAAGACATGCGCGGAGTACAGGCCACATATCGTATAACTGCCGATACTACTACAACCTTGACAATGTCTGTGGCACAAACTGATGATGTTATCAATGTGGCCAATGCTGCTGCACTGCCTGCTCCAAATCTTTCTGCAGATACCTGGGGAGTAGTGACCATTGATGCTGAACGTATCATGTATCGTTATCGCGACACAGTAAACAATACCATTAGTGGTCTGTTACGTGGCACAGCAGGAACTGCCTGTGCTCCGCATGCAGCAGGAACAGAAGTTTATAGCATGGGTCCGGGTCAGTTGTTGTACTCAGAATATCAAAATTACGTGGTCAGTGACACTACATTGGCCAACGGAACCCAAACTGTATTTGTGGCCAGCAATATCAATGTTAGTGATCTTTCTGTAACTCAACAATCAGAGGCTGTACAAGTATATGTAGGTGGAATTCGGGTACAATCTGGCTATACATTAACCAACAACAATCCTGCTACTGTAACATTTACTACCGCACCACCCGAAGGTGTAGACGTTACTATCCTGGTACAACGCGGAGTTACCTGGTATGCACCAGGCCCAGGCACTGCCAGCGACGGAAATTCGTTGCAGGAAACCAACACTATACCTGCAAGGTTTTTACAGGGGCATTAATCTAGCTAAATAAATCATGACTCAGAATAACCAGCAACAACCTGCACCCGAAGTAACAAAAACTCCACAAAAGCGTCCCAACGAAACCGGAACTATTAGTGTACAGGGCTTTGTAAAGATTTTTGATCCTAACACACAAGAAAAATTTGTGGAGAAACGAGCATGATGATTCAACCTGGACTGGCCCGAATTGAAGGCTTTGTAAAAATTACAGATCCTAACACTGGCGAAGTGTTGGTAGATAAAAAGAACGCCATACATTACGAAAATATCAGTATTGCCATGGCTTGTACCTTGAGCAACAGAACTTCTGCGCAGGGCGGTGGTTGGATCTATGCCATGGCCTTTGGTAACGGCGGCAGTGCAGTAGATCCTACTGGTGTTATTACCTATTTGCCACCTAACACTACCGGGCAAAATGCCACCTTATACAACCAAACCTACGCCAAAATAGTTGACGATAACTCGGCTACTGATCTAGATCCGGCCAACAACTATATGACTGTTCTGCACACATCAGGACAACCCTATACAGATATTGTAGTTACTTGTACCCTGGACTACGGTGAGCCAACTGGTCAACAGGCCTTTGATAACAGCACCAATTTTAATGGTGAATACGTGTTTGATGAGCTGGGTCTACAGACTTACGGAACCAGTGCTGCAGATTTGATGTTGATCACCCATGTGATTTTTCATCCAGTACAAAAGAGTTTAAACCGCCAGATACAGATTGATTATACCCTGCGGATACAGACTTTGACAAATTTAAGTGCCGCATAAATATGAGTATATTAATGTACGGTAAATACAACAAGACGGAGTAAGAAAACATGTCATACACAATTAACCTAACTGATGGCGCTATATTTGCTGTCATTCCTGACGGTACAATAAACACCAGCAGTAGCATGACGCTGGTGGGCAAAAACTATGCCGGTTACGGTCAATTCTTAGACACCAATTTTATACAACTGTTAGAAAATTCATCCAACACTACTCCTCCTGGAGCACCGCTTACAGGTCAGTTGTGGTGGGACAGCGGAAACAGTCTATTACAAGTTTACAACGGATCACAGTGGAAAACAATTAGTAGTGCTACATCCAGCTCAACAGCACCAACAAACAACGTCCAGGGCGATCTTTGGTATGATAGCGGACAACAACAATTAAAAGTTTGGACAGGAACCACATGGTTATTGGTTGGTCCTAACTACAGTAGTGGTACTGGTGTCACTGGAGCATTTGCCAGCGTAATCGTCGACAATGCTACCATCAGTCACAAGGTAATTGAATTGGTTGTAAACAATGCTGTCATCGGTATTGTCAGTGAAGATGCATCATTTGTTCCACAAAGTACTATTCCAGGTTTTGCCAACGTAAATCCTGGCATACAGTTGGCCAGTACAATAGGCGGTCAAACTCCACAGTTCTGGGGCAATTCAAGTGGCACCAATCAGTTGAACGGATTGACCAGTAGTCAATTCATGCGTGCCGATATCAATACACAGACCACAGGTACACTTGGTGTTGTTAACAACACTGGATTAACGGTAGGAGCAGGACAAGACTTTAGAGTCAGCGTAGCCAATACCAATGTTACAGTGGCCAATCAAACGTCAGGCGGCAACATTGCCTTTGTAGTAAACGTAGCAGGAACACCTACCACAGCAATGACTATTTTTGGTGCCAACGGTACAATCCAAGGCACACAGATCACAGCGCAATATGCTGACGTTGCTGAACGCTTTGAAGCCGATGCTGTTTTGGAAGCAGGTACAGTGGTTGAACTGGGCGGCTCTGCAGAAATTACTCAAAGTACTACGGAATTGAGCGACAAAGTGTTTGGGGTCATAAGTACGCAAGCAGCATATCTAATGAACAGCTCAGCTGGTTCCGATGCAACACATCCAGCAGTGGCCATGACCGGACGAGTTCCTGTAAGAACCATTGGTGCAGTACGCAAAGGCGACAGATTAGTTTCGGCTGGCAACGGCCTAGCTCGAGTGGCTCAGCCAGGAGAAGCTACAGCGTTTAACGTGATTGGTCGTGCGCTCAAAGACAAATTGGATAGTGGCATAGGTACTGTAGAAGCCATAGTCACAATCAAATAACACAGGAATAAAAAATGACATACGTCTCAACTGGATTAATACAAGCTGCCGACTATAACGGTTTTGTAAGTACCAACTCGGGTGCCAACGTAAATGCTGCCTGGGGAACACCCACTGCAACAGGCGGATACGGTCAAGGCAACATTGCCACTGTAGCCGGCGGTACCACTGTAAATGCTACACAGTGGTCGGGTCTATTTGGCATCATTGCCAACATGGCTGCACACCAAGGCACAGGCATTACCAGCCGTACACCTTATCCGGTCGCTGGCAACACCATCTACGCCAATGCTGCTGTAAACACCGATATTACTAACTGCTATACCAACCGTGCCAATGCTGCTTCTATAGGTACTCAGTATACAACCTGGACCGGCACCAGTAGTAAAACAGGATCAACAGGTTCTGGCGGTGGCGCATGGTCTATCACATTTACACACACCATTACTTTTCCTAACAACGCAGCCTACTACAGTTTCTTCAACTCAGGTGGTTATCTCAAGTGGCAGGTCAATAAGCAATCAACTGGCACAGTTGCTGATACTGAATGGAACGCATTTGTTGGGTCATCCGGCAACGGTGGTAGATGTGCAGGCACAATCGTTTTAACCGGAGTCGGTGCTTCTAAAACCATCAACGGTTCAACATATTATGGAACCAATACCATTAACGGATCAGGAAGCCCCAGTACATATCTAACAGGTACAGGTTGCAATCAGTACACCACTACACCTACTACCATTTATCAAATATACGACACTGGAGCTGCCTACACCAGTAACTACGTGCGAGTCAACGCATCAGTTGACAGCAACACTGCACCAACTACCATTACCCTGACCACTGTGTGGTATGATAACGGTGACGGAAATACAGGTTCTACTGCACAGATCAACGGCGGATCGGCCACTTCAGGTATTTCATTTGGATCAGCACCGAGTACAATCGTAACGTATTTTAATCCAGAAACAACGTACATTACCAACACCTGGGGTACTCCGACTATTTCAGCTTCTACGGCTTAATCGGTAACTCCAGCTTTACCAAAAGCCCCGAAAGGGGCTTTACCTTATGCACTTTTTGTAGTATAATAAACCTATGGATACTGAAAAACTTGTAGCACATGCTCGCACCCGTTTTGATCACGCAGCCGCCCGGCGAGTACTCAAAGAAAAGTACCAAGCCAAATTAACTTTTGCCTATCGCGGAGGCATGTGGCAGGCTGGCCCTGAATTGCATTCAACCATCTTTACATGCGGACGTATGGGAGAAGTAGTGTTGCTGGACTTATACAAAAATCCAATTAAAATTGATACCAAAGAACTGATGGCATTAAGTCAAGAACGCTTTAACGAGCAAATGAATGCCTGGTTTATAGAATACGAAGAATTAAATCAAAATAGATGACCACTGGTGCTTTGATCTTTGCGTTTAATAATGCACATGTTGATTATGAAGCCATGGCTCGCTGGTCAGCCGGCAACATTGAACGGCACCTTGGCATACCTACAAGAATAATCACCAATCAAGATCTTGATCCAGTTACTGGCCCTTTACGCACCTTTCAGGATCTCCCCGGACAAGTAACCTGGTACAATTTTAATCGAGTTGATGCATATCGACTGACTCCGTGGGATCGTACTTTGTTGTTAGATGCCGACTATGTAGTGGCCAGCGATCAATTGAAACCGTTGTTGGAGCTGGATCAAGATTTTGTAGCACACAAAACAGCATACGACGTTACCAACAAAGACAACTTTGATGAACTCAACACATTTGGTCGTAACTGCATGCCCATGTGGTGGGCTACTGTGGTAATGTTTAGGCGTAGCCAGCAGGCCGAATTAATATTTGATTCAATGCAAATGATCAGAAACAATTGGCAACACTACTGTGCTCTGTATGGCATTTCCAGGTCAACCTACAGAAACGACTATGCGTTGAGTATTGCCTTGGGCATAGTAAATGGGCATGTCTTAAATCATGCTGACATTCCATGGTCGTTGGCCACAGTTACACACGAACATCAACTAACACAGTTGGACCAGGACCAATATCGAGTTGACTGGATTGATCGAGATCAACGTGCTCGTTGGATCAAAATCAATCATGACTTTCATGCCATGGGCAAAGGATATTTAGGAGCAATAGTTGCCAATCACAGCTGAACGTGGATATCTTATACCGGCCATTGGTGATACCTATGTGACCTGTGCCAACAGGTTGCGCGATAGCATATTAAAACATCATCCTACAGCCGAAGTAACTATTGTGACCAAAGACTCCTTGCCCTACGGAGACCTGGGCGGATTTGCTAACGACTGGCAGATGTTCGCAATTAGTCCGTACCGCCAAACCATTAAACTAGAAGCCGACATGATTGCTGCCAGCCCAATCGATCATTGGTGGACCTTGTTTGAACAACGCGATGTAGTAATCAGTCAAGGTTGTAGAAACTACTATGATCAACCTGGACTATCGCGTAGATATCGAGCAATATTTGACAACAATTATTTGCCGGATGTTTACAATGCTGTTACCTATTGGCGTCGTAGTCAAACAGCCAAAGAATTTTTTGATCTAGTGCGTGAAATTTTTACCAACTGGGATCGGTATAAGGTACTGTTGCGATTTCCAGACGACGTAGCAACAACCGATGTAGTCTATGCTATGGCAACAACAATCATCGGAGTTGAGCAGGTCACGTTACCGTTGGGTATGGGGCCAAGCATAGTGCATATGAAACAGCACATGATTGGCACTGTCACTGACAATTGGACCAAAGAGCTAACATGGGAACAAGATCCTGTTAGAATCAACACAGTAGCACAGTGGGGATTAGTACACTATCACATTAAGGAGTGGGCAAATGAGCAATGAACAAGATAAAATCAAACACAAAACACGTATGCACCGTGCGTGGACCGCAATTAAAAAACAACTTGGCATCATCAAACAGCGAAAACATTTTGGTGATGCAAGCCGTCGCATTGATGAAGCACAACCACATCGCCTGGCCAAAAAACACGCCATGGATTGTGGACAACCTGGATGTGTAATATGCGGTAATCCACGACACAACAAGTTTCACAAAGGTAAAGATCAATTGACCATTCAAGAACGCAAGGCTTTACAGAAAAAAGATGACGAATAGTACCGACGACAATTTCTGGTTAGCATGGTCTCAGCAGGTCCCGCTAGAAATCAAACCACCATCTTATCGAATGTACTACGACGAGTTAGGTGATCCGCTATTTTTCAGTATGGAGGATTTGCCAGGTAACTATGTAGAAGTCACGCCGGAGATGTTTGCGGTTGGCGCCACAAATTGTCGTGTAATTGACGGCAAGTTGGTTGTATTTAAAACAACAACAGATCCACACAAATTGGTACCCAGTGACACAGGAACTGCCTGCCATCCGCAGGATGTCTGCATCGTAGTAGACGAATCAGAACCACACGTAAAATGGAGTTTGAAATGATAATGCAGGTAACCGGAGTAGACGTAGCAGACCTAGACTGCATATATCTCAGCTATGATGAACCCAACAAAGAAGAAAACTGGGTGCGTATCAAAAACATGGTGCCCTGGGCACGCAGAGTGGATGGTGTCAAGGGTAGTGATGCCGCACACAAGGCAGCTGCGGCTGCCAGCGCCACTGATCGATTTGTTTTGATTGACGGCGATAACATTCCAGATGAAGCATTTTTCAATGAACGTCTGGTACTAAAAGCCGATGATCATCGCGGAGTATTTCGTTGGCGTGCCCGCAACACAATCAACGGACTCATGTACGGCAATGGCGGATTATCATGCTGGACCAGAGAGTTTGTACAAAACATGCGCACACACGAAAACACAGACGGCTCTGCAGCCAACGATGTGGAGTTTTGTTTCTATCCTGATTATCATGCCATGTACAACTGCTACTCAACAACTTATCCCAATGCCACACCGTTTCAGGCCTGGCGTGCCGGATTCAGAGAAGGTGTCAAAATGTGTCTCAATCAAGGTGTTCGCCCTACTGTGGCCGAATTCCAAGAGCGTGTACATCATCGTAACCTTGATCACTTGACTATCTGGCACAATGTGGGTCGTGACGTAGACAATGGTATCTGGGCCATAGCTGGCAGCAGAATGGGCACCTATATGACCATGCTGACCGACTGGGACTATCGTTCAGTGCAGGACTTTGATGCACTGGAACGCTTGTGGTCTACTGTGGCTGATAGCAATCCAGAACTCCTGGCTGGACGTGTGGCCGAAGATCTTGCTACACAACTGGGTCTGCCTATCAATTTGATGTTGGAAAAAGAAAGTGCCTTTTTCAAACACCACTATCGTAGCAACTGGCAAAATCGTCATTTCATGACCAAAGAAATTGATGTGATCAGAAGCCAAGAGGGCTGGTAACTACCATGAGTTCTAAATTTATGAGCAGTGCCGAAGATATGAAAACTGCGCTAGGCCCTGCTATGTGTTTGGCCAAATGGAAACAGGTCAGTCTACACTTGCCCACAGGTCTTAACAACTCATGTTATCATCCGCCCTTGCATGAAATACCAGCCGACCTGTTGACTGACAATCCCAGCGCACTGCACAATACACCGCACAAGAAACAACAACGTAAGATCATGTTGCGGCAGGAACGTCCTACGGAGTGTAGTTATTGTTGGGCCATGGAAGACAACGGCAAGTTAAGTGACAGACACTACCGCTCGGGCGAGCCCTGGGCCGCAGTAGATTTTGAAACCATAATGAATTCCTCAGGAGATGAAAATGTTGTTCCTAGTTATGTTGAAGTTAATTTTAATCACGCCTGTAATTTGGCTTGTAGTTACTGTAGCCCGCAGTTTAGCTCAACTTGGCAAGCAGAAGTTGATAAATGGGGTGGATATCCTACTGGCACTATACACAATGATCCTAGCCACTTTACTGGGCGCAATCGTCCTATCCCCGTTCGTGAAGATAACCCTTATGTAGAAGCTTTTTGGTCTTGGTGGCCTACCCTGTATCCAGAACTCAAACACTTTAGAATGACCGGTGGTGAACCCATGCTGGACAAGAACACCTATCGTGTGTTTGACTATGTGTTGGCCAATCCCAAGCCGGACCTGCATTTGAATGTTACTTCAAACTTTAGCGTGGATGAAAAGTCATGGCAACGATACAAGGGCTATGTAAAAGAACTGTGCAAAGGTGAGCAGATTGAACACTTCATGCAGTATGTGAGTTTAGATTCGTGGGGCGCACAGGCCGAATATATTCGTCACGGTTTAGATTTTAATCTCCTATGGGATCGCGTAAATCAGTTTTTAACAGAGATTCCAGGTCGTAACAGCATCACGTTTATTGTTACTATGAACAACTTGTCGGTCACCAATCTCAGTAGCTTGTTTGCTGGCATCTTGGGGTTGCGCAAGTTATACTCAACAACATATCAGCGAGTATGGTTTGATACTCCTGTACTACGTCAGCCCACCTGGCAGAGTCTACAGATCTTGCCCGACAGTTATGCAGAACAATTAGAACACCTATGGGCCTGGATGATACGTCAAATTGAACAGGAAGATGATCCTTTCCATGGCTTCAAAGATTACGAAATAGCCCGACTGGATCGCGACATAGCCTGGATGCGCGATGGACAGAAGCTTGATCCAGAATATGTTGCTCGTAACAAAGCCGACTTTTATAGATTTTTTTCAGAAGCTGATCGCCGCCACGGCACAGATTTTCTAAAGACCTTCCCAGAGATGACCACCTGGTGGGCAGAATGCGAGTATCATGCTAGGCAATCGTAAGTTAGTTGTAGACACATTCAGTGAAATATCTGATTTGATTCAGCCCTGTATTGATGCAGAGTTTTGGGATTTTGCCCAGCATGATATTGTTCCAGGTGCTATCTATGTGATTGGTCGAGAACAGTTCTGTCTCAATCGCGACCGTATAGTAGATCTTATACAGGATCAAATCATTGATGTTGTTTTTAGCAATCCAGCCGAGGGCTCTGAAACAGTAATGACCCATTGTGAATTTGGATTGAAAGTCATGCATCTGCTGGAGCAAGAACGCCTGCCAATCATCACCGGCGGTGCTATACCAGATCAGTATCCGCATCTGTTGTACGAAAGCTTCTTGCCCAAGTTGCTGGACTACGATGAAAATCTTGAAGCGGCAAGACAATATCAAGATCAGTATACCACACAACGTCCTTACAAGTTTTTATTTTTAAATGGACGACGACGCGAACATCGTGCTCAAATGATCAGTTTGCTGACACCAGTACTGGATCAGGCCTTGTGGACCAATCTAGATAGTGGCAACGGGCCAGTGCAACTATTGCCCACAGGCTATGAACCCGACACATTTGACTTGACTGTGAATACTGCATCTTCAGTTGGCCTGATCAAGAATCAACTGTTCCGTGGTATCTGGGGTGAAATATATCTCAAAGCACGTCCTTATCAGGAGACCTACTTTAGCGTGGTTACTGAAACGGTTCACAGATATCCCCACAGTTTCAGAACAGAAAAAATATGGAAACCCATAGCTATTGGACATCCGTTCATAGCTGTAGCCAATCGCGGATTTTATCGAGACCTGCACAATCTAGGATTCCAGACATTTGCACACGTGATCGATGAATCATTTGACTTGATTGATGATAACCATGCTCGTACTGTGCGATGTGCCGAAGTGATACAGGATTTGTGTCAACAAGATCTTGCAAGTTTCCTTGACGAGTGCTATAATGTATGTAAATACAATCAGCAACATCTCGCAGACATGCGGCTACAAGTCCGTGCCGAATTTCCTCAACGCTTTGAAAAATTTATACGTGAACGATTTAGAGTTTAAACAACAGGTCCTAGACCCAAAAAGCGCCAGCTTCTGTGCAGCCAAATGGTACAATGCTACCATCTGGTTGGGATCGGGCCAGACCACCTCGTGTCATCATCCACCGGCACATGCCATCGACGCGGAAGAAATCAAAACACGTCCCAGTGCCATACACAACACAGTACAAAAGAAAATAGATCGACTTAACATGCAGTTGGGCAATCGTCCTCGCGGTTGCGAATACTGCTGGAAGATCGAAGACATGGGTCGCGATGCTGTAAGTGACCGCGTGTACAAGAGTAAAATTTATCCCCTGGAGGCCTTAAATGAAGCATACACAAAACCACACCAAGAAGACGTCAATCTTCGCACACTTGAAATCGCATTCGATCGCACTTGCCAATTTGCTTGTAGCTACTGTAACCCTGCTTTCAGTAGCACATGGGTTCGCGACATACGATCCAACGGTGCCTATGACGGCTTGGTGTCTGATGGGCGTGGCCACTTTACTCATGCTCACGATAGCAGTCAACTATACCGCTTTGGCGAAACGAATCCCTATGTTGAAGCGTTTTTTCGTTGGTGGGAAACAGATCTACATCAGACTCTTCAAGAATTAAGAATCACCGGTGGGGAACCATTGATGTCAGGCGAAACCTGGAAGCTCCTGGACTGGTTCAAACAAAACAAAGGTCGTAGCACTACAAGACTTGCTATCAACAGCAATCTTGGCGCCGAGGTAGATATTGATCGCTTGTTGTCTAGTATAGAAGGAACCGAGGTAGATATCTATACCAGTAACGAAAGCGTAAGTTCACAAGCAGAATATATTCGCGACGGATTAGACTATTCTGCTTGGTTGTCAAACGTTCAACGCTTATTAGATTCTCCCAACATCAGAGCTGTACACTGTATGGCCACCATCAATGCCCTGTGTTTGATTGGCTTGCCCGACTTGTTGGATCAGTTGGTCGAGTTTAAGAAAAAGTACGGTCGTGAACGAGTAAGTTTTACATTGAACATATTGCGTTTCCCCAGCTTCCAAAGCCCGTTAATTTTGCCTAGCTATCTCCGCCGCACATTTGAATTAAATCTACGTGAGTGGAGATCAAATCATCTAAATAGTCGATTGATGCACGAACACGAGCTCGATCATTTACAACGATTAATTGACTACTTGGATGTGGTCAAGACGCCGCACAGTGACGCATTTGAAATGCCCGAGCTACACAACGACTTTAGACAATTTTTTACACAGTACGATCACCGTAGAAATAAAAACTTTACAGAAACATTTCCTTTATTAGCCAACTGGTACAATGACATACAAATACAATAGCGCAGATTTAGTACAACCAGTAGAGCTAACAGAACGTGAAGAATTCTTATTAAAAGATTCAAAAACGTTTTGTATCTACCCATGGATACACCTACACGCTTACCCTACAGGTGAAGTATATCCTTGCTGTCATGCCGAAATGGCATATCCTGTAGGCAACTGTCATTACAAGAGTCTTGAAGAAATATATCGCGACGCACCCATGCGAAAACTTAGAAAAGACATGCTGGCCGAAAAGCCAAACCCTGCTTGCGGCCGTTGTTATGAACAGGAAGAATCAGGATTCTTCTCGGGTCGCCGCAGTGCCAACAAACACCACGGACATCATATCAAACGCATTGATGATGACCAATTCCAAATGAGCTATTGGGATATACGTTTCAGTAACTTGTGTAATCTTAGTTGCCGTAGTTGCGGACATATCTTTAGTTCAAGTTGGTATCAAGATCAAGTGACCCTAGCTGGTCCTGTCTGGGCTGCTGAAAATAAACCTCTCAACATTGCCGGGCGTAATAAACAAGACATGTGGAAACAGTTAATTCCACACCTGGATTATGTAGAACAAATATACTTTGCTGGTGGTGAGCCGCTTATGATGGAAGAACACTACAACATTCTTGATGAGCTAGAGCGTCGTGGACGTTTTGATGTACGTTTAATTTACAATACCAATTTTACACACACTCGATTAAAAGACCGCACAGTATTTGATTACTGGAAACGATTTAAAAAGGTAGCAGTTGGCGCCAGTTTGGATGCCATGGGCCCACGTGCTGAATACATACGCAAAGGAACTGATTGGGATCAAGTAGAACGGAATCGTTACAAAATGTTAGAAATCTGCCCAGACGTTGATTTTTATATAAGTCCGACTCTCAGTATAATGAATGCCTTGCACCTTCCGCAGTTTCATCAAGACTGGACTAATCGTGGACTAATTCGTGCGCAAGACTTAAATGTAAATATCCTACAAGACCCCGCACATCTGCGGATCGACATTGCTCCTATCAAATATAAACAACGCATACGGCAGGCCTATACAGAACATTTAGAATGGTTGCGTCCCCAAGATCCTCTACAGCGTGCCACGGTAGGATTTGAAAGTGCTATCAATTTCATGATGGCCACAGACAATACTGCGTTAATTGATCGTTTTTGGTCAAAAACGAATGAACTCGATGCTATCAGATCCGAACAAGCACTAGATGTTATTCCAGAATTAGAAGCATTACTATGAAAATACCACACGATAAATTCTGTGTACTTCCTTGGGTCAGTTTAGAAACCAGTCCTATCGGAACGGTACGGCCTTGTTGTCTAGCCGAAGATGAATTAACCGACGATACAGGAGAAAAATTCAATCTAGCTTCCGCCAAATTCAGCACCATACAAAACAGCGTCAGTATGCGTCGATTGCGTGAACAGTTCTTGGCCGGTGAACAGCCTCAAACCTGTAGAAAATGTTGGCGGGAAGAACGTAGCGGTCGCACCAGTAAGCGTATGCACACTCTGGATAGACTTAAACACATGCTGGATGATACCGACTGGACTGCCAACGCTAAACCACTTATGTTCCTGGATCTTAAGTTGGGCAATATCTGCAATCTAAAATGTCGTATCTGCGGTTCATGGTCCAGCAGTAGCTTTGCCATTGAAGAACTGGCTGACCTAGAACCTGGCACAGATAAAAAATCTAGTTTTCATTATCAGATGTTGCGTAACGGTGCATGGCCTAGAGAAAA